TCCTCGCTGGTCTGGCACAATATTTCCTGCATTGACTGGCATTATCTGGCGCAAAAGAGGTTGGTGGTCTGTGCATACGAAAATGAAACCACTGACGTAGCGGTCCGGTATATCCTGGATACTTACCTGGCCGACGAGGAAGTCACTGAAGGCTATATCGAGCCTGGTCCTGAGCTGGAGGAGATCGCCCTAAATTATGTCACGGCATCTGCAGCTCTCGACAAGCTGGCAGAAGCATCGAACTTCGTCTGGTTCATAGACGAAAATAAGCGGCTGTACTTCTCCAGCCGGACCACTTATGCAGCGGATTGGAGTCTCACCAATTCCGATATCGAGCGGGATAGCTACAGCCTCACAATCGGGAACCCGAAATATCGCAATCGGCAATATGTCATGGGTGCATATGCAGAGACGACCCTCCAGACAGAGCAATTCCTGGGCGATGGCACGCAGTCATCCTTCACGGTCGGCTATCCGATCAACCGGATATCTACCCTCACAGTGAATGGGGCCGCTCAATCTGTAGGTCTCAAGGGCCAAGATAGCGGCTACAATTGGTATTATGCGGTCGAATCCGATACATTCACCCAGGATAGCGCGGGCACGAAGGTCCCTGCTGGCCAGATTATCGAGATCAAGTATTATGGATTGTTCAAAAAGCTGGCAATGCAAGAGGACAATACCGAGATCCTTGCTAACCAGACACGAGAAGGCGTAGGAACCGGGATAGTCGAGGCCATTGAAACTGATGAGTCACTATCCAGCGGCGACGCGGCAGATGAATACGCCAATGCGATGCTGACGGAGTATGCCGTCGAGGGGAAGGTCATCAAGTACAAGACTCGTCGGCCCGGCCTGGCTGCAGGAGTCAGGCAAGCTTGCCTTTCCGAGGGTGATTTCCTAATCACGTCCCTGGATATATCGGAGAGCAACGACCTCATCTACTATACTGTAGAGGGGGTGCAAGGGCCGGTGCAGGAGTCCTGGGAGAAATTTTTTCTTCTCGCGTTCTCGACTGTCAACCAAATCCGTGAGAATCTAGGCGATGGAGAAGCGGTCCGAGGGCTCACGGTCTTCATCAAGAACTGGACTGAGGCGGAAAGGCCAAATATTTTCACCGAAGCACCAGCCGGCACAAGCGTTGCAGTGTCAGACGACACATGGCCGTACTTTGATCCAGAAGATAGGGTTACTCATCTCGTTTTGATTTCAGCAACAGGAGAAGGTTTCCGGAAGGCAATCACTCTGATCAACGACGACACTGAGGGCATCATCGGCACAACGACCTATATTTCCGGGCCCGAAGCGAATGGGGTACAGTGGACTCACATTGCTATATACGGCGGGGATTCGGCCTCCGTAGTGGCAGGGAGTGGAGTTGAGATCGATCGGCAGGCATATAGCAAGCTGAAGACCGCCCTCGAAGCTCTGCAAATCGATCACCGCAACTACAAATGGAGCTGAAGGATGTACTCGAAAACCACCTGGCTTGAGCATTGCGGGACCACAGCGAAGTTATCCGGACTGAACAATCTGGAATCGATGTACGGCGAGGCCAGGACGTATATCGATGCTATCACCCATAGCAGCCGCTACTACGATGATGGCCAGGCAGCCGCCAAGTTCTTTTCCAGCTCGTCAGACGGCAGTGGGAGCGGACTCGTGGCCGCGACTCTGGACGGCTATACAGCCGACCAGATTATAGCCGCGGGCTCTCCATCGGGCGTCATTGCATGGTGGTCAGGAAGCGAAGCCTCAATCCCCTCCGGCTGGGTGCTCTGTAACGGGCTCAACGGGACTCCGGATCTGAGGGACAAATTTGTAGTCGGCTCTGGCAGCCACTACTCGAAAGGGGCTACAGGCGGATCATCTACGGTCACGACTTCGGCCACAGTGACAATAGCAGGACACGCCCTCACGGCAGCCGAGACGCCACTGCATACGCATGGGACAATATCAGATTTCTACACGGCTGGCAGCTATGGGGCGGCGCCAAGTACATCATCAGCAACTTTGGCCGCGGCAACTGATCATGCTTCGTACACCGGATACACTGGGTCGGGTGACTCGCACACCCATACGGCCAGCTTCGCAGGCACGTCGAGCCAGGCAAAAATTCCGCCCTATTATGCAGCCTGTGCGATCATGAAGAGTTGATTCCCATGAGCTACACGAAATATCACGATCCATGGACATCACTGGACCTCACCGGGAAGGCCTGGAACCACCTGGAGAGCCAATGGGACTGCATAAAATCAGATGCGGACGCCCACGTGCATGACACCAGGTACTACACGAAAGCAATAGCGGATGCCACGTTTTTCAGTACGGCATTCTACACTGGATTTGATTGTGACAAGTTGGACGGCCAGCACTTCTCGGATATTCTGGCCGCGGTGATGCCTATTGGGGCCATCATGATCTGGTCGGGCAGTGACGCCGATGTGCCTTCCGGCTGGCATATCTGCGACGGCGGCACCTATGGAGGGATAGCTTCCCCGGACCTCAGAGACCGCTTCGTGATCGGGGCAGGTGGATCATATTCGCCAGGGGCTACAGTTGGCCCGGCCACGTACAACGGCACCATCACCCCCACTGGAACGGTCGCTGTGGGAAATCACACTCTGACTACATCGGAGTTGCCAGCTCACACCCACACTTACACAGAATATTTTAATGGCACAACAATCGTGAAAACTGTAGCCAGCACACCAGGAGAGTTGGCCGGCAGAGACACCCCAATTCAGAACCAGAATGAGGGCGGCGGGTCTCCTCATGGGCACACAGGATCTACCATTAGCTTCACGGCGATAGATCCCAGGCCAGCCTATCACAGTTTGTATTACGTCATGAAGTACGCTTAGGGGGTGGATAAGACGTCCTATACGAAAAACAAAGATCCGTGGACTTCTAGTGATACTCTCACCACGGCCCACATGGACAACTTCGAGACGATCTACACTGAAGCCTCCACCTACCTCAGTGGACACAATCATGATTCTCTGTACCCGACGAAAGGAGAGATGATCGCTGCATATTGGTACGCCGGAAATGATGGCCCTGGTTCTGGCGCTGACGCAGATCTGCTCTACAAGAGCACCGGAAACCTACACGCATCTAGCTTCGCTGGCCTGGGCGTGCCTACTGGCCTGGTGATCCTCTGGTATGGATCGGTCGCCTCAATCCCCTCCGGCTGGCACCTATGCGACGGCACCAGCGGGACCATTGATCTGAGAGGCAAGTTCCCGCTGGGCTCCGGCACGGGGGCCAGCAAGTCAGTTGGGACCACAGGCGGCAGCAGCACGTTCACGGCCACTGGGACGATCACCGTGAACGGGCACGCTCTCACTGTGGCAGAGATGGGATCGCATAGGCATCCATTTCAGGATGCTTACAATGAAACGACAACTAACGCTATCGCGTACGGCGGAACTGACGGAATAGGCGCAGCGCTGTGGACATCATCAGGCAGCACTCCATCAGCAGGCGGCGGCTCGGCTCATGGACACACGGGCACAACCATGACAGGAAATGCCGTCACATGCCTGCCGTTCGCGTTAGCACTTTGTTATATTCAGAAGGTATGAAAAATGATAACAGCAGACGATATCAATGGGGCTTTTGATGCTCTTGAGGACAGTTTCAATAAGTTAGCAAAGCTAGAGGATCGGCAGACCGAACTTATGGCCGATCTCGCAGAATATGCAGAAGGCAGCAGGAAAAAGGAGCAGTGCCAGAAAAAGATACGAGATTTGCAGCCCACGCTTGTGGCGGCCCAAAGAGCCTTTAGGTTGGCCGGACTAAGGGCCGACAGGGTCCGGCTGCTCCTGCATGTGGAGAAGACGAGTATGGGGCGGGACTAGATCCCGCTCCATTGTTCTTGATAGAATACGATTGATTATTTAACAACGAGAGACTCTCACCATGCGGTGAAACAATGGACGAAATTGATGAGAGAATAATAATAATAATAGCAATGTATCCTTGGGGTACTAGGATGCAGAGCGTAAAAGATCTTTGTGAACAGATAGTACCGCCAATCGAGATGAAAGAACTTCAGGAACGATTGGAAATACTAGCAAAAACGACCGGATACGTTAACGATGAGGGACATAGGCATTTAAAATCAAACGGCATTGAGAATATATCATTGACCGCGCATGGACTAAAATTTGCCAGAGATCACCAATAAAAAGAGTCGTGTATGCAGAAAGGGGCATGAGCGGGGATTAGACCCCGCTTAAATAACCATCGCCAGCAGTCGGATTATCTCTGCGCCACTGATTGGCCACTCCCGGTGGCAATAGATTGACGTCATTTGTAGTGTACTTAGATGATTGGTTAAACGATCCATCGATGGCATGAACTATCCCGCTGGTCGTGTTATTGGCCAGGACATAGGGCTTGCTGAGGTCTACCGGCCCGGTCATCTTTTTCATGATCAGGTTGGGGTCCTCACCGAAGTGCTGCCGGACCCAGGCATTCCACTGGTCGGCCAAGGAATTGAATGTGTTCACGTCCTGGTTCGTATAGGCCACAGCCATCTTCCAGGAGAGGGTTGTGCCGTCGATCATGGCCTGTTGGGTGGCATCATAGCCGGAGGCCAGAGAAAGCCCGGCCACGAGGGCTACACAAAGAATTAGGGCGAGCCTCATTGTAGGCCCACCGGCAGCGCATAGCTCTTGCTGGTGACTGACAGGTTTTCCCACCGCGGCCCGGTGTAGCCTACCGCGTCCATCCAGCCGTTCAGGATTGTCACGCCCTGGTTGTAGGCAGCCTCGTACGCGGGCTCCTGCTGGCCA